TGGCTGCGAGGCCAGTTTCGCTCATCTGTGATGGCGTCTTGGTATTCTGTTGCGAGAAGGAACCTTTGCACTTCGTTTTGGTCAGGGAAGTGGTCGAGTTCAATCGGATAATACGGCCGGTCAGGGCTATCTCCAAAAGTCAGCTGAATGCCAGCAGGATTAGGCTCGAAGCCTTGGTCCTTGTAGTACTGGTATACTTCGGACAGCAGTTTGTGGACACGGTAGTCGGTGCCGCACGCTGCGTAAGCGAAGCCGATGGCTTGGGCCATCGTTATTTCAGGAGTTGGATCTTTCGCCTTAGTGTGGTAGAACTGTGCTAGCATCTTGATCAGATCACGGTAAGGTAATCCGTCTGTGTTGCGGTAGCTAAGCACTTCTACTCCGTTGAGCGAGTTGCGTATTTCGGATTTCTCGAAAGAGATGATGGTACCGAAGAGGTGTTCAGCAACTTGTTGCATTTGAAGTAAAAAATTATTGTGTTCAGAGTAAGGTATCTGGAAGTAGAGTCGGATGATTGAGTCGTCTCCTTGCACTTTGATGATGCATTGCCGTGGGTCGTAACCCATGTAGCGGAGGATGGCGCAAATCATGACGTAGTTAACCCATGAGTCCATGAGTTGTGTGATGAAAAGTCCAGATGGTATGCCTGCGAAAAGACGTTTCCAGATCGTGCCGTCAGGAAGGATGATTGGAGAGTTGAAGAAAGCTTCGACTGTCCATTCCCATAGGGCTTGAAGTTTGTCTGGTGCTGTTGGTGAGGTCGGGTAGTCTTTGGTGGGAACGTAGCCATTGTTAAAGTCTAGAAAGGATCGGGTAACGCCGAAGATCAAGGTGATGAGCCAGAAACGGGCACGTTTGTCGAAACGAGACCAGTCGATGGTGATGTAGCTTACGGATTCGCCGGGGACGTAGAGGTCACGATATAATCGGAACCATCCGCCAGTGAATGTTTCGTAGCCCCAAAGCATTGGTGTTATGCCAGGGTTGGTTTTGATCCATGCGATGTATTCCCAGTAAAGCATTGCTTCTGAGATGATCCACAGTTTTGAGACTCCCCAGATTGATCTGAGTTTGTTGGCAGCGTCGGACTTGACGACAGCAGTCTTAATGTGTAGTAGCATAGGAAATATGAAGCGCAGATTGATATACTCTTTGTCTTTGAGACCAGCGTCTGAAGTGAATCTCGATTTGATGATGTGTTGCCAGCTGTGGACGAACGAGAAGATGAGGTTCTTCATGTATCCAAATTTTGCCGGGGTAACGGATTCAAGCATAGCCGGGCTTGGTTCGGGACCGAAGCGACGGAGCATGTCTGCGGGGTTGACGTATTTGAGCCAGGATTTTGTTGCGTAGTCATAGAAGTAGGAAAAGGGTTTTCGTAACTTGAGGAAGGATTTGACGACGGAGAAAGGGTATTCAGCATTTACTTGCCATTTGAAGGGGTAGTGCCATTG